CGGCGGGGCTGGACCACGACTTAGACCTGGCAGGTTTTTACACATTTACGTTGAGAGCTGAGTATCTCAGTATATTTCCACACATTTTTACGCATTCTCATAGTCATTCCTGTGATTATTCGCCTATCTAGGTACGCGGACCTCCCCGACTTTTGCCCGTAGTCCGTATGACTCCCCATTAAAATGCTTTGTTGCCCCCGTCAGGGGACAAAAGAAATTTGCCTTTACTTCCCCTATCCGCAGGGGGTATAATCCGCTGTATGACCCCCACCGCCGTCACATCACAACAGATTGCTGTTGATGACCCCCCTTCGGACCTTCAGCAGTTGGCCAACGAGCTTGTCTCTGACGATGCTAAAATGGCCTTTTATACGGCTGTTTGCGACCAGAAGGACTTGACGGACCTCCAGAAGCTCATGGAGCAGGGGTTGTTCGGCAAGAAGCTACCCCAGCCCCTCAAGGGGCAGAAAGCTGCTAATGCCTTCCAGCAGGCATTTGAACTCATCGGGGGTGTACCCCGACTGGCCTTGTGGGCGGATAAAAACCCGTCAGCATTTTTTGCCCTGTACTCAAAGATGATCCCGTCAACGATCAAAGCTGAGGTGGATACTACGCTGCGGATTGAGCTGAAGTATTCTAATCCAGCCTTTAATCAGCAGGATGCTATTAATGCTGCCCCGTCAGGGGTGGCTTTCAATCAACAAGTTATTGACGTCGCGGAGACTGTCGATGCCAAGCAATGACCTGACCCAGTATCGTGGACCGTTCCTCAAGTCCGCTGACTCCCAGCCCAATATGCACCCGCTCGCGGCGGCTCTGAGAGGAGTACTGGACCAGGAGGAGCCTGGGTCTGTCCTTGACCCCCAGACGCAATCAAATAAGTCGATAAACAACGCGACTAATATTTCTTCCCTCGTGAGCAATCTCATCCCGTCCAAAGGGGCAATGGGCCTTGCTGGTACGTTTATTGGCCCCAAAGCGAGAACATGGAACGCCAAAGCAGCAGAAGAGGCAATACGTCTCCTGCGGGCGGGTCATGACCCCGAGCGGGTGCGGCAGCTCACGGGGACGTCATTGTTCCCTGATAAACAACTGCGGCAGGAGATAACTGACCACGACGCTATTCTGTTGAGTAGCCTCCGGCCTGATATTAAGACCCCCTACGCAGGCTCCCCGCTGGGTAGCATCCTACACCACCCTGGGCTACAAGCAGCGTACCCGGACATGCTCCGCGATACGTCAGCCCGTATAGCTTATGCCCCAACGACATCGGGTGTGTACCAGAACAATAAAATCAAGGTGAACGCCCCGGACCTGTCCAAAGGAATGTCTACCACCCTCCACGAGGTACAGCATAACGTGCAGGACTTGGAGAATTTCGCCAGAGGTGGCTCCCCAGAAGAGTTCAGGACGGCAGCAGAGTGGGTGGCACGAGCTATGGGTAAAGATGCTACGTGGGCGAGGCAAAAAGCCTATCAGGACTACCTCAGAATGGCGGGGGAAGCAGAAGCACGGCTGGTGCAGCAGAGACGGATGCTGACCCCAGAAGAGCGTCGGTACACACCGCTAAATTGGGATATCTCCCCAGAGCAGCAGATCGTCAAATTCTACCGGTAACGTCCAGTGTCTATCCTTGAGTATACCGCCCGCAAACAATTTATACCGTTCCATCAACGGGTAGAGCGGTGGGCCAGTCTCAACACCCATCGGCGGGCGGGGAAGACGGTTGCGCTGATAAATGACATGATTGAGAAGTCATTTATGTGCCCCCACCGTAAGCCTCAGTATGCCTATATTGGTCCGACATTTACTCAGGCGAAGCGTATTGCGTGGGTCTACGCCAAAGACTACACAGAGAAGTATTGGGCCAAGCCCCCGCAGGAGTCTGAACTCAAGATCACGATGAAGAACGAGGCCACTCTGCACATCCTCGGTGCAGATAACGCTGACGCTCTCCGGGGTATGTATCTCGACGGGGCTGTGATGGATGAGTACGCCATGTTCCGCCCATCGGTATTCAGCCAGGTCATACGACCAGCACTGTCTGACCGGAACGGCTGGGGGGTATTTGCTTCCACCCCCCGCGGCAAAAACCTGTTCTACAATACCCAACAACAGGCTGAGAAGGATCCAGCGTGGTACGCCCTGACTCTCAAGGCATCACTATCGGGGATTATCTCCCCACGGGAGTTGGACGAGCTCAGACGGCAGATGGACCCTGAGGAGTTCGCCCAGGAATATGAATGCTCCTTCGACGCGGCGCTCAAAGGCGCCATCTACGCTGCTGAAGTTGACCTTATGTTCCGCGAGCGTAGAGTGGTCCCTATTGGCGATCCCACTCTGTACAACCCCTCGCTGGCCACTAATTTTGTCTTTGACCTAGGCTTTACTGACGCCACTATTCGTATTGGATGGCAGGTGTCCGACGGCAAGATCAAGATCGTAGCGTGTAAGGCCACTACTGGGGTAGACATCTTCCAGCACATCGAGGAACTGCATGAGTTCCCCGGAGAAATTGGAGACGTGTGGCTACCCCACGACGCCAAGGCAAAGAACCTCCAGACCGGCCTGTCCATCGTGGAGCAGTTTCTCAAAGAGGGTATCCGCCCACGTATTGTACCCTCCCATAAGGTGCGGGACGGCATATCGGCAGCGCGGAAGGTGTTCCCTACCGTATTTATTGAAGAGTCAACGACAAGCGATTTGGTTGAGGCGCTCAAGGCGTACCGCAGAGAGTGGAATGACGACCTCGGCATGTTCTCGGATCGCCCCGTCCACGACTGGGCCTCTGACTACGCTGATTGCTTTCGCTACCTCGCCATTGTATGCGAGCCTTCCGCTTCGAGCACCGTACCCGCCAAGTCTGATATTGACCCACATTACGTCAGAAACCTTGACAACCTCTTCCAAGACCACGAGGCCCGTCTAGGTGCCTACAGGAGAATATCATAATGGCCAGCGATTTCAGTACCGAATCTATTGTCGACCCCCAAGCTATGAAGCCCCAGGAACGCTGGGAGGGGGAAATTGCCTCAGCGGAGAAGTCCCAGGAGAAGTTCATCCAGAGGGCACGCCGTGTGACCCGTCGATTCTTGGATGAGCGAGATGCGGTTCAGACCACGGCTAATTGGTTTAACGTGTTCTACGCCAACTGCGTCATTCTGGAAGCAGCGTTGTACGCCCAGCTTCCTAAACCAGCGGTGACTCGACGATTCAAGGACTACCAAGATGATACTGCGCGAGTCGCTGCGCTTATTATTGAACGCTCTATCACTCAGGATCTGGACGACCCCAGGGACACGTTCGATTCCACGATGCGGCAGTGCGTACAGGACCGCTTGGTTCCAGGGCTTTCCATGGCGTGGCTCCGACTGGAGACGGATACCGAGGACATCACTGAGGTCACCGACATCTCCCCCGAACCTGACATGGAGACAGAAGAGACTGATGAAGTCCCCCAACGGATAACCGACCAACGGGTTGTCGTTGACTACATCTTTTGGGAAGACTTCCTGTGGTCCCCTTGTCGAGTCTGGGACGAGCGTCGGTGGATCGCACGTAAAGTGTACATGTCCGAGGCGGAACTGATTGAGCGGTTTGGGGAGGAAAAGGGCAAGCGTGTCCCCCTCAAGAATCATTCTCGGTCGCTCCAGGACAACGTACAATCCTCTACCCCCAAAGAGGATATTCTCAAGAAGGCCACCATCTATGAGATTTGGGAGCGGGGGACGCGCAAAGTATTCTGGTTCGCCAAGGGGATGGACTCCATTTTAGACGAAGTGGATGACCCCCTCCAACTTGTTGGATTTGAACCCTGCCCGCGCCCGATGCTGGCCAATATCTCGACCAGCGATATGACCCCCCGTCCTGATTACTTCATGATTCAGGATCAGTATCAGGAGTTGGACCAGGTCAATAACCGCATTTCTATGCTCGTTAAGGCATGCAAAGTTGTTGGTGTATACGACAAGTCTGCCATCGGCGTCCAGCGTATGATGCAGGAGGGGGTAGATAATACCCTGATCCCCGTCGATAACTGGGCTATGTTCGCTGAGAAGAACGGCCTCAAAGGTCAGATCGACTGGATGCCTCTTGATCAGATCATTAAGGCGCTTGAGCAGCTCAATCGTTCGCGGGAAGCTATCAAAGTACAAATTTATGAACTCACGGGTATCGCGGACATCGTGCGGGGGGCTTCCAAAGCGTCTGAAACCCTTGGCGCCCAGGAGATCAAGGCCCAATTTGCTGGGGTTCGTATTCAAAAGCTCCAGAACGAAGTTGCGCGCTTCGCTGGTGACATTCTTCGTATTAAGGCTGAGATCCAAGTCAAGCATTTTGACCCGGAAATACTCATCCGCAAGTCGAATATCTTGGCAACCGGCAACGATGAATACGTCGCGCCTGCTATGCAGATGCTCGCGACAGACGAAGGATTCGAGTGGCGAATCCAGGTTACGGCAGATTCCATTGCCCAGGCTGACTACCAGCTTGAGAAGAAAGACCGCATCGAGTTTATGACCTCGGTGACTGGCTTCCTTGAATCCGCCGGTCAGATCGTAGCCGCTGAGCCACAGATGGCTCCCCTATTCATGTCCATGCTGAAGTGGTCGATGGCCGGGTTCCGCAACGCTAGCGAAATCGAGGGGATGATTGACAAGGAACTCGACGCCATCATGCAGAAGGCTAAAGAACCTCAGCCCCCACCACCGCCATCGCCTGAAGAGCAGAAGGCTAAGTTGGAGATGGAGACTGCCCAGCAGAAGGCCCAGCTTGACACCCAGAAGGCTCAGCAGGACATGGCTCTCAAGGAGAAACTGGGTGAGATGCAAATTCAAATGAAGCAGATGGAGCTTCAGATGAAGGAGCAGGAGATGATGCTAGAGCTTCAGATGAAACGAATGGAGCTTGCCATGGATCAGCAGAAGGCTAACATGGACATGAATCTGACTCGGGAGAAGATGGCTCTTGATTTGGAGGGTGCTCAACAAGCCCAAGAAATACAGAGCGCCCAGCATCAGCAGTCTTTGGACTTCTCCGAACAAGACCACGAGGTTAAGTTGAAACAGGCAAAACAGCAGGCGGCTGCTAAACCAAAGGAATCCTCAAA